GCGGCGTCTGCAATACTGCGGCGAGGCGTGCGCGCATCAAGCGCGGCTCAAGCAGCAGCGGGAATCAGATCGTCGGTGTCGAGCGCCAGCGCGAGCGGAGCAACGCAAATGCAACTGATCATCTTCGACGGGTGCTCGACGTGCCCTTTCCTTGGCACCGATATCCGCGGCGTCGACTCAATGACGATCGAGCACGCGTGCACCGTGTCGGACGACCGCATCGTCGTCGCGTCGCCAGACCTTGCGACGGAGCCGCCGAGCGTGCCGCCGCGCTGGTGCCCGATGCGGCTCGAGCGCATCACCGTCGAACTGTCTATCAGGCCCGACAGGACGAGCAACTGATGCCCGGTCAGCTACCGCCGCAGTGCCCGCGCCACGTCGGCTTCGTCGCAGGCGCGTGCGGTCGCTGCCAGATTGAGCGCAACCCGTCGCTGGCGACCTCGGAGCGCACGTGGACGCCGTCGCAGCGCAAGCACTGGGGGCGCACAAGCGAGGAGGCCGCGGAGTCGCGCGCGGAGTACGAGCGCGCAGCAGCGCAGCGTCGGGCCGACTACGAGGCGCAGGACGCTGAGCGCGAGCTGCGAGGGCGCAGCCGATGATGGACGTCACCTTCGTCGTGCCGGGGCCGGTCGTTCCGTGGCAGCGCGCAGCCAGCGTCGGAGCGCGCCGATTCACGCCAGCGAAGCAGCGCGCGTATCAAGCGACGGTGCGATATCACGCGCTCGCCGCGCGACCACGCGGGCCGTGGTTGCCGTCGAAGGCGTCGCGCTATCGCGTAGACGTCAAGGCGTACCTGCCCGACGAGCGGAGGCGCGACCTAGACAACATCGCGAAGACGGTGCTCGACGCGCTCAACGGCGTGCTGTACCTCGATGACTCGCAGGTGACGGTGCTGATGGTCGCGACGCACGTCGACCGCGACCGGCCCCGCGTGGAGGTGCACGTCGTGGAGCTCGAACGCGTCATCGTCGCGAAGCCGCAAAGGTCCAGAGCTGCGCGCGTAACGTCCAGACCTCGCGCGCAAAAGTCCGCAGCTACCGGCGAGGCGTCGTGAAGCGCAGCGCTCTCAGCGTCGACGTGCGCCAGCTGCTCGAGGACCACGTCGCCGAGGTGACGCTCGTGGACGTGCTCGACGCGCAGCCGTACCGCGACGCTGAGCCGCTCGAAGTTGTGACCGGCGCTGTCATGCGCGAGCGGGCCAAGCGGCAGCACGAGGCCACCAAGGTCGCGCTCGCCATCATCGCGCGCGAGAACCGCGGCGAGAGCAGCCGACCGCCGTTTGGTGGCGTGCTCGCCGCTCTGCGGGCGCTAGACGCCGCGCGCATCGACGGTGCGCCCTTGCGGTCGACCAGCGACCCGTCGCGGTTTGAGGCGCAATCGTGGGGCAGCAGCGGGGCATCACAGGGCGATGCAGCGCAGCGGGCCGTCGAGCGCATCGCGCCCGTCTCGCGGCTGTGGGCGCTGTGCCTCGCGGGCGGCTGGACGCTGACGACGTATCCCGTCGAGGTGCGGCTATCAGCCGAGCAGGCGCGCGCGGTCGTCGTGTGGTCGGTGCTCGGCGTGATGGGCTCGCGGCTACCGATGCAGCATCCGCAGCCGCGTCACGGCGAGGGCGTGCGGCAGCAGAAACCAAAGGCACGCATCGCCATGCGTGGCAGCCCGCGTGGCCGCGACGAGGACGTCGACCCGTACTCGGAGCCGTTCGCCAGCGACATCGCGGCGTATGCGTCGCAGGCGTTCGGCGTCGAGGTGCCAGTCGGGCACGTCGTGACGCTGCGTCGCGAGGGGCTGCTCGAGCTGTATCGGGCGATGTCGTCGCGCGGACTGGTGCCGCTCGACAGGAGGTTGACGGCTATGGCTGCGAGCAGGGCAACACCGTGGGACTTGCAAGGCTGGAAAGAGATTGCGACGACGTGCGGGTGCAGCGAGCGCACCGTGCGGTATCTGTCAGACGAGAAGTCGCTGCCGGTTTACAAGACCTTCGCGGGCGTCGTCGCGGTGAAGGCCGAGCTGCAAACGTGGATGGCCGAGCACCTTGCGTCTGGCAGGCGTCCACCGAAGCCGCGCAAGAGGGGCGAGTGATGCGTCAATCGCCGCCATACGTTGCCACGCAATCGGCTTGCGCCGACCCTGTATTGCGTGCGTCGCTTACGATGCGCGGGATTCCTGCGATGGTGACGGCATGAGCAAGCGGCAGCGGAAGGGCGAGGAGCCTGAGAAGGCAACGCGCACGCTGGGGCGACCGACGCTGCTCACGACTGAGTTCACGCAGCGGATATGCGTGCGCGTCGAGGGCGGGCTACGTCTTTCGTCGGCAGCGGCTGCGGAGGGCATCTCGCCTCGCACGCTGGCAAACTGGCAGTCGTGGGCCGAGCAGGGGCGCGAGCCATACTGCGGTTTCATGCAGGCCGTCGCACGCGCACGCTCGGTGTTTGAGCAGCAGATGCTCGACCAGATTCGCTTGCAGGCCAAGCCCACGCAGGCTGGCGAGGAAAGCGACTGGAAAGCTCGCGCATGGTTGCTTGAGCGCACGATGCCCGAGACGTACGCGCCCTCGCAGCAGCTGGTCATCCGCGCGCAGGAGGCCGCGGCGAACGACGTGCTGACGGCGGCGCGTGAGTGCCTGCCGTCTGAGTGGTACGCGGTGCTACTCGCGCGGCTTGCTGGCGATCACAAGGCCGACGACGACGAGGCCGACGTCGAGGCGCACTGATGTCGGTGCGCGAGATCATCCGCGGTCGGCGGCAGCAGCAGGTGTCGACGCGGCTGCGAGCGGCAGCGGCGCAAGAGCTTGAGCGGCTGCGCGCGGAGAAGTCGCCGTCGCGTGAAGACCCGCGGCGTAAGCTGAGCCTCGTGGATTACGTCGCCGCGCTGTCTCCGCGATGGGAGCCGCCGCGTCACCTCGCGCCGGTGGCTGCTCTCTTCGAGCGCGCGATGCGTGGCGAGACGGTGCGTGCGTGCGTCAGCGTCCCGGCGCAGTTCGGGAAGACGACGCTGATCCAGCATGGAATCGTTCAAATGCTGTCGCGTCATCCGACGTGGCCGATCGTGTACGCGTCCTATTCGGCCGACTTTGCGCACGACCGCAGCAAAGAGATTCGCGACCTCGCACGCGAGGCTGGGCTGAGTCTGCGCGACGACACGAGCGCGGCAGGACGCTGGCGGCTGGTCGAGGGCGGTGGCCTCCTTGCGACGGGCATCGGCGGGCCGCTCACCGGCTATGCCGCGCAGGTCGTCGTCGTCGATGACCCGCACAAGAATCGCGAGGAAGCCGAGAGTCGGCGCGAGCGCGAGAAGATCAGCGACTGGCTGCGGTCAACGGCACTCACGCGCATCGCGCCCACGGGCTCGTGCATCGTCGTGCACACACGCTGGCATCCCGACGACCTAATCGGGCGCTTGGAAGCCGACGGCTGGGAGGTCGTCAACCTGCCGGCGATTACGTCCGACGACGAGTCGCTGTGGCCGTCGCAGCGCCCGCGCGAGTTCCTTCGCCAGCGCGAGCGCGAGGTCGGGCCGTACGAGTGGGCGGCGCTGTACATGGGCCAACCTCGAGCGCGCGGAGGCGCGGTGTTCTCGGCGACGCCGACGACGTACGCGACGCCACCGGGCGAGCTGACGCGCGGCATCGGGCTCGACCTCGCGTACAGCGCGAAGACCTCCGCTGACTGGAGCGTCGCGGTCGTGATGGGCAAAGCAGGCAGCGGCGCGGACGCGCGGTACTACGTCCTCGACGTGCTGCGCGCGCAGATGCGGGCGAGCGACTTCGCGCAGCAGCTGGCGATGCTCAGGACGCGCTGGCCGCACACGGCATCACGCATCTACGCGGGCGGCGCTGACCGTGGCGCGCTCGACTTCCTCGCGTTGCCGCCACCTCGAGGCGTGGGCTTGCAGGTGGAAGTCAAGACGGCAGTCGGTGACAAGTACGCGCGCGCGACACCGCTGGCAGCAGCGTGGAACGCAGGCCGCGTGCTGGTGCGCGAGGGCGCTGCGTGGCTGCCTGACCTCTGCGACGAGATCGCGAGATTTACCGGGCAGGGCGACGCGCACGACGACCAGATCGACGCGCTTGCAGCGGCGTTCGACCTGCTCGCGGAGATGCACGTCGGCAGCGGCGTCGCGAGCACTGGCAGGCGCGTGTCTGCTGACCTGACGACAGACTACGCGCCCCGCGTCGGGCGCAAGAATTACTGGGGCTGATATGACCACTCGCAAGCCACGCACGCAGAAGACCGCGCCGGTCGCTGCCGCTGCGCCTGAGCCGATGGGGCCGGTCACGCGCATCCCAGAGATGGGCCGCGTCATCAGGCCGCAGTCGCTCTCAGCCATCAGCGGGCGTGCGCTTCAACCGGTGTCGCCGGGCCGCATTAGCACGGCGCTGCGCGAGCTGGACTTCGGCAACTACGAGTATTGGGCCGACATGGCGACTCAGATGCGCCGTGACCCCGTCGTGCGTCGCGCGTACTCGACGCGCCGCTCGTCGGTGGCTGGCCGCGGCTTCGCCGTGCGCATGGCCGACGACGTCGCGCCCGAGATGCGCGGCGCTGCCGAAGAGTTGGTGCAGCTGACCAAGGAATGGCTGACCAGCCTCGAGGCGCGCGAGACGTTCCTGATGCGCGTCCTCGACGCCATCGGCATGGGCATCAGCTGTCACGAACTGGTGTGGTCGCGTCGCGGCGGCGCGTGGATGCCGCAGCCGGTGCCGGTGCAGACGCGCAATCTGCGCTACGCGCAGGACTGGTCGCTCGAGGTCCGCGACTTCGATTACCAGTGGTACAACACGGTCAACTATCCCGCGAAGTTCCTTGTGCACGTGCCGTGGACAGACCCCGGCCGGCCGATGGATCAGGGCGATTTCCTTGCGGCCGTCTTTTACTGGTTATTCAAGCGCAACGTGTGGACGTTCTGGCTCATCGGCGCTGAGCGTTTCGGCAACCCGCTCGTCCTCGCGCAGATGGCCGCATCGTCAGATAGCGCGCAACGTCAGCGCATCCTCGACGACCTCCAGCAACTCACGGCCGACAGCGTCGGCGTCACGAGCGGCACCAGCGATATCAAGATCATCGACCCCGCGGGCGCAGGCTCGACGGGCGTTTGGAAAGAGCTTCGCGCGTCGCTGAACGAGGAGCTTTTCCTCGCGCTCGGCGTGTCGCCCGACCTCTACCTCAGCGGCGCGAACGGCTCGCGGTCCTCGACGGAGACGCGCGACGGCGTGCGGCTTGAGAACAGCAAGCTGGACTCGACGCTGATGTGGGGCAGCATCACGCGCGACGTCGTGCGCTGGCTTGCGTATTACAATCTGCGCCGCGCCGATATCCCGCTGCCCGTCATCGAAACGCTCTTCGATGACAGCCTGCCGATCACGCGCGACGCGATCGACACCGGCAGCGTCAAGGTCAACGAGATTCGCGCCTCGCTGGGCCTGCCTGCGTGGAGCGTCGAGGACGGCGGCGAGAACATCGCGAAGATCCAGCTACCGCCCGCGCCTCCGGGCACGCAGCTGCCCTTTGAAGCCGCGCCGCCAGTCGAGACGGGCTCGCCATCGATCGAGGTCACGACGCCTGCTGACACGCTCGGAGGTGCGTCCACGGCCTCCCCTTTCCAGACATCAGCGGGCTCGGCGCATGGGATGCCAGCGTTGTCGATGAGGTCGGAGACTTCGCGGACGTCCTCGCTCTTAGCGACGAGGCCGAGCAGACGCGCGTACGCGCAGTCATCGGGCGACCGTACGTCGTCGCCGCGGAGACAACCCTAGAGGGCGTCGTCGCGTTCACGCCGGTGCGCGAGGCCATCGCGGCGGCAGCGCTCGGTGGTGCGGATGCTGTCGCGAAGGCCGTCGAGGCGTTCAAGGGCACGCCTGAGCTTGAGCGGCTGATCTACGAGGCCAGCGTCAAGAGCGACTTGGCAGGCCAGATGTTCGTGCGCCTCGTGGAGCTCGAGCCGCAGGGCGCGCAGCGGCAGCTCGCCGTCGACTTGCGGCCCGCGTTCCTCAAGATGCCGTTCAACGAAGCCGTCGCGTTCTGGCGCGAGCGCGGCGGCGACCCGGCCATCCTTGAGGAAGTGCTGCGTGCGTACCGTCGCCGCGCTGCGCTCGCCACCGACGAGCAGCTGGACGTCATCTCGCGCCGCGCTGTCGACGAGCTGCAACGCACGCTCGAAGAGGGCAACACGCTGCGCGATTTCAGGCGCGCGATGGAAGACCAGACCATCACGCTCGGCATCGCGCCGCAAGACCCCAGCTACCTCGAGAACGTCTACCGCACCAATGTCGCCACGGCCTACGGCGCGGGACGCTGGACGCAAATGAATGACCCCGACGTCCTCGAGGCTCGCCCGTATAGGCAGTGGCTCACGGCGCAGGACAATCGCGTCCGCGCTGAGCACGCGCCCATGAATCGCAAGGTCTGGCGCGCCGACGACAGCAGCTTCGCCAATATCTCGCCGCCCGGAGGCTTCCAGTGCCGCTGCGTGATCACGACGCTATCGGAAGAGGAACTCCGCGACGAGGGCTTGCAGGTCATCACCAGCATCCCAGCGGGATTCGCAATGACGCCCGGCTTCGGCGCGTCGTCGTTTGTGAGGTAATCGCATGACGCATCAACAACGCGCCACGGCCTTTGACGGCTCACGCAAGCTCGCATTGCGCGCCACGCTCGGCGCGTTCGCTGACGTCGCCTCTGCGCCAGCGATGAAGTCGCCGCTGCTCGGAGACGCGCAGTGCTCGTGGGTCGAGATGGCCTATGAGTCGGAGTGGAACGGGCACCCCGCAGGGCCGTTCCAGTTCACGCGCGAGGTCTTCGCAGATATCAAGCGGCTTTACGACGCGAGCGAGCAGCCGGTGCCGGTGCTCTGGGGCCACCCTCGCCACGACATGGGCGTGCCCATCGACGCCGCGGGCTGGATTCAAGCGCTCGAGGTGCGCGACGGCAGCGACGGCGCGGAACTGTGGGGCTACGTCGAGTGGACTGCCGACGCGGCCAAGCGCATCGCCGCGGGCGCGCAGCGCTTCTGTAGCGTCGTCGTGGACTTCGCGCCGATCGACCGCGCCACTGGCGAAGTCGCGGGCCTCGCGGAGCTGTACGAGCTCGGCCTGACGCCGAGCCCATTTCTGCCGGGCATGACGCCCATCACTCTCTCCCGCGTCGGGACTCCGTCGCGGCGATCAACAAGGAGTCTCGCAATGGATCCGAACAAGGTTCTGATGGAAATCGCGACCAAGCTGGGCGTCGGTAAGGACGCCTCTACCGAAAAGATGAAGCGTGCCTTCGAGGCGCTCATCGCGCTTGCCACTGCGATGGCCGACGAGGGCACGCCTGTCGCAGCCATCACGGAAGAGATCGTCGACGCTGCGATGGACGAGAAGAAGCTCAAGGAGCTTTCGCGCATCGCGCGCAGCATCCGCGCGCTGTCTGGCATCGCGCTGCAGGACGACGTCGCGATGGTCGAAGAGGCTGTTGCGGAGGGGATGCCCGAGACTGAGGAGCTTGTCGAGGAGGCCAGCGAGGCCGCTGCGACGATGGTGCTCGCGAAGCGTGTCGAGGCGACCGGCATGGACGAGGCGGGCGTGCTCGCAAGCGTCACCGAGAAGCTTGACCAGATCGCGGCGATGCTCGTCGCTGGCCCGGTGAGCGGCATGACGGCCGACGCC